CAAAAACGCTTCTAGACCTTGGCACGCAGCCATTAGTCAACAATCTTTGTCGCACTGCGGAAGAGGCTATGACAGCCGAACGCTTCCCTTTGCGAGCAGTGGTTGAGGATGACCTGACCATCCACTTGGATTATGCAGTGGAACCAGCTAAGCTCTATCAACACTACCTTTACCGTAGCGGTACGAGTCAGCCATATATTGATCATTGCGCTGCTCTCTTTCAGAGCTTCAAGCACCTTAAGCACGATACAATCATTGACATTGGCGGAAATGATGGTACGCTCCTGAAAACTTTCCAGAAGGAATCAGGCGAGAAGCTCCGCCTTGTCAACGTAGACGCCAGTGAGAGTATCAGGAAGGAAAACGAAGAGGCTGGCATTGAATTCATTAATGCTTATTGGAGCGATGAAGTGGACGTGCCGAAGGCTGACATCATCACTTCCACCAATGTATTTCAACATACAAAGGACATCCATGCCTTTCTTCGTGGCATCCAAAAGCATCTAGATGGAGTGTGGATTCTTGAGTTTCCCTATGCGCTGGAAACAATTTGCACTGGTCAATTTGATCAATTTTACCACGAGCACTATTACTACTGGTTGCTTTCCCCATTGGAACAGTTGTTTAAGCAATATAGACTGAAGATCATTCATGCACTGCCGCAGGATATTCATGGTGGGACCATGCGTCTATGGATGACAAACAAGGAGCCCAGCGCTCCTGCCTTTGATCTTTCTCGCTACACCAAGTATGAGCAAGATGCAGTGGACGGAGCATTCTTTGAAGCGGCCATCGTGAACATTGGTGACCAATTTATTTATGACTTGGCCCATGACAATTTAGGGAAAGTTTGCTTCTTTGGCGCAGCAGCAAAGGGCTGCGTGTTCCTTAATGCTCTTGGCCTCAATATTGACACTGTTGGTGAAATGGTAGTCATTGACGACACGCCGGAGAAGCAGGGCCTTTACATTCCTGGCACCGGTTTTCAAGTGGTGGATAGGAGCGTATTGCCGGAGTACGATACCGTTGTCATCCTTGCTCATAATTTCAAGGAGCACATCATAAAATCGTTAGCCAGAGAGTGGAGTGGTAAGATCATTTCCTTCCTGCCGGTGATGCCATGAAGCAGCGTTTTGTCATCTACCATCTCTATCAAGCGCACCACTGGGAGCAAATCTTTAGCGAGCAAATGGGCCTGTTGATGCTCAGTGGGCTTTTTGACAATGCGGAAGTCATTGTTTCAGTGAATGGTTCGTCTCCGTTGCCGAAGGGACCATACAAGCAAGTGTATCGAGAAGATGGTTTCTCTGAAAAGCCATCTCTTCTGCTGGCACGGCACTATGCCGAATCCTTCCCCGATTCTCAAATCCTTTACTTCCATAGCAAGGGCATTTCCCATCCCACCAAAAACCAGGATGATTGGCGCATGATGATGCAACATTTCATCATCATGAACTGGCGGCGAGCATGCTTGCTGTTGGATGATCATGACGTGGTTGGAGTGAACTGGCGATCATTCCCCGTGGAGCATTCCTCTGGCAATTATTGGTGGGCCAATGCTTCTCACCTTGCTAAACTGGATCCTGCTTTCCTGAATGACCACGACCGCATGAGTCAGGAGTTTTGGATTGGTTCTATTCCCGCCAAAGTGCATAATATGCACGAAACTGGCTTAGACCACTACAACCAGGCTTGTCCTTCTCATGGTTACTGTTCTTCTTATTTCCAACCATGACTCTCCGCGAAATCATTGCTCACTACGACATCAATGGCCACGAAAAGGATGGCGGCACTGATAAAGACACCTTTCACTCCTACATTGAGCTTTACGAGCGACTTTTGGCTCCCTTTGTTGACAAGGCAATTACGCTGGTTGAAATTGGCATTCAATACGGTGGGTCAATGCTGCTATGGCAGGATTACTTGCCCAAAGCTCAGTTTATCTTTGTGGACAACGTAAATTGCATTTCCCCTAGGATTGTTGGGCATGTGGATCGAGATCGTACTTCCATCTTGTTTCAAGATGCCTATAACGACATTGGCGCAGACGACGTGGGCTATCTTGCAAAGTCTGGACCTTCTGGCGGCATTGACTTCATCATTGACGATGGCCCGCACACGCTGCAAAGCCAAGTTGATTTCCTGCGCCTTTACCTTCCATTGCTCAACGAAGGCGGCATTGCCCTCATTGAAGACGTGCAAGATGTGCAATGGTTCGCAAGCCTAGAAGCGGAAGTAGAAAAACTAGGCAGTGAATTTGCTTTTGAACGAGTGGATCTTCGCAGTGTCAAAGGGCGCTACGATGATTTAGTGTTTGTCGTTAAAAGGCTTTGACCATGGAAGATCGTGAGGACGCAGCGGCTCCTAAAGGGAAGAAAGCTCAGCAAGCAAAGATTAGGAAGGTTTTGAAGGAATTCAAAGCTGGCACTCTTAAGAGCAGCAGCGGCGAGAAGATCACTGATCGTCGCCGTGCCATTGCCATTGCCTTGTCGGAAGCTGGCATGAGCATGCAAGGCAAGAGCGATGCCTATTGGGATAGCTACGTCAGCGTGATAGTGGGCGAAGAGGAAGAAGAAGAGGGCATGGAAGAAGAGGAAGACTCCCCAAAGTCCTAAGGGGAGACGCTGAATCATTCTCCCCTCCATCGTCTGTACGGGCTGCAGCGCGTCGTGGGCTTGAACTACGCAAGAAGTATGGCAAAGGCGGCCTGACCACGCAAGAGGCCGGGAAACAGGGCATTGGGAGTGGAGTGGCTCGCGCTGCTTCATTGGCCAATGGGGAAAGTCTTAGCTTTGGCACAATCAAGCGAATGGCAGCATTCTTCTCACGCCATGAAAAGAATAAAAGTGGTGGAGAAAACGATGCTGGATTTATAGCGTGGTTGCTGTGGGGCGGCGATTCCGGCAGATCTTGGGCAAATCGTGTGATTAAGATGGTTGAAAAGCGGCAGTCCAATGAGTGAATACGTTCACGTCATAGAAAAGGAAGACGAAGACGGCATTGGAGTGTTGAAGGCGCTTGCCGTGCTTTCATCCAATGAACATAGGAGTACAAGCGAGTGGCACTTGGTCGAGAAGCAATGCTTCAAGAATGGCCGCCTTGACGAAACTCACATTTATTGCGAGTCGGTCTATAGGCAGCCCGATGTAAATTTTGAGCCAGTGAAGATGCTGGTGTTTGAAGTGCAAGCAATTGCCAAGGCATACATAATGGAAGAAGTTGAAAATCAGTTGCGAGAGATCCGCGAAGAAGACGACGACGAGGATTAAGGCCTCGCTGTGGTGACCACATAATTTGGCATACCAAGCAACCATAACACTGACAAGCCATAAAGACTGCTAAGAGTGCTGAGCTGTACGGCAGAGGGTTCTGTTTCGGCTTTTTCCATGCGGCAGTAAGTGGCTTGTCCAATGTGTAAAGACCTGGCAACATCTCTCTGAGAAAGGCCACTATCTTCCCTGGCGTCTTTCATGCGTTGAGCCACCAATAAGCGGCGCTGATAATGGGGCATGCGCAAGGCATTAACGCTATCAACCAAAACCCTAGTCATCTGATTCATGCGTGGTTCAAGAATCATAACATGCACATTCTTTTGCGTTATTCTTAATCTATGAGCACTACTTGCTTTCGCTACGACGTAGCGCCAATTGAGAAGTACGAACTCACTCCAGAGGGCTATCTCCGGTGTTGGTCTACTATCGCCCGCACTGGTGTACAAATGTACACTGATTCGGACGGTTCAATTCGGCGTGAATATCGTCCCGAAACCGAAGTGGCGTCTCCCGAAAGCTTGGCCTCATTTGCGGGCAAAGCAATCACCCTTGAACATCCCCCAGTCCTGCTTGATAGCGCCAATACAAAGGACTATCAAATTGGCTTCAGTGGCACTGAAGTGGTTTATGACAATGGATTCGTCCGTGCCGTCATGACGATCACCGACCAAGATGCCATTGAACGCATTATGCGTGGCGATGCGAAAGAGGTTAGCGCTGGCTACAGAGTTAATTACGACTCTACACCTGGCGTGACAGAAAGCGGTGAAAATTACGATGGTGTTCAAACAGGCATCCTCGGAAATCACATTGCCGTCGTTCGTCGTGGCCGCGCAGGCCCGCAGGTGAAGCTACATCTAGATCGCCTAGATGCTGCCGATCCTTCTCTAATTACTCCTATTGAGGAACCATCCGTGACTGCAAAAGTCAATTTCGATGGCGCCGAGTTTGAGGTGACCGAGAGCGTAGCTCTAGCCATCACCAAAGAACGAGAAGACGCCAAAATGTCCTACGAGGACATGAAGAAAATGTACGATGGCATGATGTCCAAAGCTTCCGAAATGAAGGAAGAAATGGATGCCATGCAGAAGGAAATGAAAGGTAAGTGCGACTCCGCCGAAGGGCGTGCCGATGCTCTTGCCGAAGAAGTGGAAAGCCTCAAGGCTGATCTTGAAGCTGCCAAGCAAGTGAATGTGGACAGCCTCGTTGATGAGCGCATTGCTCTCATTGACAAAGCTCGTCCTTCTCTTGATTCCGCTTTTGATTTCGCTGGCAAGTCTGTCCGTGAAATCATGGAAGCCTCCATCAAGGCCGTTCGTAGTGACGCTGATCTGTCGGATCGTTCCGATGATTACGTTACTGCCATGTTCGACACCTTGGCTGAAGCTGGCGCCCGTGATGACTCCAGCACGAGCGAACTGCGTCAAGCCGTTGCTTCCATTGCCTCCCCCATGTCTGCACCTTCGTCCTATATGGACAAGCTGCAAAACGCATGGAAAACTCCCCTCTCCGTCTCTAAGGAGCGCTGATCCATGGCCGTTACTTTTTCTGCCTCGGGGACTGCCTCTGTTGGTGGCGTGCAACAAGCTTATGCTTTTACGCACGACCGCTTTAACGAAGGTCAACTCTCTGACATCCGCGACAACACTATTGGCACCTACATCAACGAAACTGCCGTTGTGCAGCCCTTCGGTGGTGTGCAAGTGTATAACACTGCTGGTACTGTTGCCAACTCTGCTACTACCATCTCTGGCGCTAGCGACACTGTTGTTGGCCTGAATGTTCTCACCTATGTTGACGAAACCGCACTGAATGGCGATGGCCGTCCTGGTGTGAAGGTTCAGCAAGTGATGAACGTTGCCAACGAAGGTGCTGTTGTCGTCTATGTGACTGGTGCTGTTACCCCCGCTTCCGTTGTTCGCGTGCTTTATAGCGCTAGCGGCACTGGTAAAGCTGGTCAATTCAGCCATGCTTTTGCTTCGGGCAAGACCGTGCGTCTTTCTAATGCTCGCTACCTCACTTCTACCACCAGTAGCGGTTTGGCAGTTCTTGAGCTGAACGGCCCGAGCTTCACTCTCTCCGCCGATTCTTGATAGGAGCACCCTCATGACCGATTTTCGCATGGATACGGCGGGTCTGTTTCTTGAGCGTCAGCTTGAGTTCATCCGTCCCCAGATCTTTGAGACTCAGTACGCTGACATCAAGTATCCCACCATTCTGCCTGTGACTAGCGAAGCTGGTCCTGGCGCTCAAACCTTCACCTATCGGATCATGGATTCGACTGGTGAGTTCCGCCTTCTGGCTGACGCTGCTTCTGATCTTCCCCGCGCTGACATCAGCCAAGTGGAGAAGAGCATCAACATCCGCTCCTTCGGTGGTTCCTTCG